GGGTAGCTCAGTAGAAGAGCGCTGGACTCATAATCCAGAGGTCGTAGGTGCGACTCCTTCCCCTGCACCCTTTATTATTATACCTCATAATATTATACTGGGGTATAATTGATGAGAGCGCTTATACTCTCTTTCTTACTATTTGTTAGTAATGCATTTGCGGTTAACATTACTGCACAAAGTTGGCTTGAGACTGATGATCAGGGTAACTTGATTGAGGGGTACAATATTACCGAAGTTCGTTCTATTGCAAGTATTACCAAGTTAATGACCGTAATGGCTGTTATTGATAGTAATCAAAACATGCAACAGAAACTTGGTAAGTATACAAGAGAGCAACACATTCAACTGGCTTTAGTGAAATCAGATAATAATTCTGCTAAAGTGTTATGTGATAATTTTCCAGGTGGTCGTTTTGAATGTATTCGCTACATGAACGAAAAAGCAATTTACCTGGGGATGTTGAGGACTAAGTTTGTAGAGCCAACCGGGCTAAGTCCAATGAATATCAGTACTGCGTTAGACTTACTTAGATTAGTATTTGAGGCAAGTCATTACTCAGAAATAACTCAAGCCAGTCGTACAGCTGTACTTACAATTAAAACTGGAAAGCAATCTCAATCCTTCAATAACACCAACCCTATCGTTGGCAAGCGTCATAGTTTTATTGTTAGTAAGACTGGAACTACAAATGCAGCCGGCGGTTGTATTGTTATGATGGTAGATACGGATGTTGGTCGCCGTATCGTTATCGTACTTGGAAGCAAGAACGGCAAGGTACGAATACCTGAAGCCGAGTTTATTGTCTCACAAAGTTAATTCCAGTACTTAGAAGAATCTAGGTTATCCCAATACGCCTTGTTATTGCGGTTAATAAAATTCTTTCCAAGGACAATACCTAAAGCACCTTAATTGTCTATAAAATTAATCCATGGTTTAGAATGTGCAATTGACATAGCAAACCACATTAACGCCATTTCAAATGATTGGCCACCACACATGGGTAGATTGAAGTAAAACAAATTAACAAACCCCATAATCATAAACAATGGGGTGGGAAAAAGAGCAATAAATTTTTTTATATGAGACATTATTAATTCCAATATTTGGAAGAATCTAAGTTATCCCAATACACCTTGTTATTGCGGTTAATAAAATTCTTTATCAGGTATGTGGCCATACCAAAGTATCCCATCTTTTTAAATCTGCGTGAATCTTGTCCGAAGTAATGGCTTACTATCCTAAACTTTTTAGGGCTGTACATTCGAGATAAGAAGTAGTCTTCAGACGTTACAGTCTTTTCAGGGAACCCTCCAAACTCTTCAAACCTATCTCTACGAGTCAGCATGAATGCACCAACTGCAAACGGTGAGAAGTACTTTAAGGTGTGGTTTATAATATTAAAAAGAGTAAATCCAATTACTGCTCTAACATCATTATCGTAGCATTTAATATTTAACCCAACAAGATCTAAGTCTTTTGTTATTATTTCTCTAACAGCATCTTTAATAACGTTATTGTCAAAGAAACGAACATCAGCATCGATGAATAAAATATAAGGTGTTTTAGTTAGGTAAGCTCCATTATTCTTAGCTTCAGAAACAGGACCGCCTTTAATAATTTCTACATTTAAGGAATGACTGTTATCCTGTATGACTTGTCTAGTATTATCAGTTGAACAGTCAGCAATTATAATTCTAGTATCACCTATATCTTGAGAACGGAAAGAATCTAGTAAGTGGTGAATATAATTTTCTTCGTTCTTACAAGGTACAACGATAGTAATTTGATCAGATAGATTCATCTGTTTCCTTAGTCCAGGTAATAATTTCCCAGCGCCCGTCCCAGTGTTCAACTAAGGCAGTACAAGACTCCACCCAGTCACCATCGTTCATGTATACCACACCGTCTATTTCTTTTATTTCAGCATGATGTATATGACCACAAATTACGCCATCGTAGCCGCGTTTTTTGCAATACCCAGCTAAGTTTTTTTCAAAGTGGAATATAAAGTCTACTGCTCTTTTTACTTTTGTTTTGAGATATTGACTAAGACTAAAATACCCAAAACCAAAGCGATGGCGTATCCAATTGAATTTGTTATTGAGCGATAAAACCACATCATATGCACGATCTCCTAAAAATGCTAACCAAGGGGCAAGACTAGTAATACCATCAAACATGTCACCGTGTGTAACAAGATAATGCTTACTATCTGCACCAATATGTTCTATTTGATTGTGAATTTCTACCAGACCGAAACTAAAACCGTAAGGTATCATTGGTCGCAAAAATTCATCATGATTACCAGCAATATATATTACCCTGGTACCGCGCTTGGCATGTCCCAGAACCCGTCTTACAACATTAGTATGAGACTGCTTCCAACGCCATTTGTTTTGTTGTATGCGCCAGGCGTCAATTATATCACCCACCAGGTATAAAGTATCACAGGTATTATATTTTAAAAAATTATTTAGTTTACCGGCTTTGCAATCATTAGTACCTAAATGAACGTCGCTGATAAAGATGCTGCGATACTTCTTTGAGTTCATTAATTAATAGCATTAGACACTAAAACTGCTACCACATCCACAGGTATGTTTTGCGTTGGGGTTAGTAATTACAAATTCTTTCTTCATAAATTCATCTTTATAATCAATATTGGCATCTTGTAAATATTGCATACTCGCTGCATCAACTAAGACTCTGAATTCATCCAGAGGAAATTCAAAGTCATCTTCATTCATAACTTCGTCCATGGTAAATCCGTAATTGAATCCGGAACATCCCCCACCCACTACAAAAGTTCTTAACGAAACTTTAGGGTTATTTTCTTCTCGTAATAAGTCTATAATCTTAGACTTCGCAACATCTGTAATTGTAATCATTAATAGCCGCCTTTATTGCATCTTCTGCAAGTATTGAACAATGTATTTTAACTGGAGGAAGAGCTAGTTCTTCGGCAATTCTGGAGTTTGTAATACTCCCTGCTTCGTCAAGCGTTTTTCCTTTAACCCATTCTGTAACGAGACTCGAGCTCGCAATAGCCGATCCGCAGCCATACGTTTTAAATTTCGCATCTGTAATAATACCTGTAACATGATCAACCTTTATTTGTAGTTTCATTACGTCGCCGCAAGCAGGCGCCCCAACCATACCAGTACCAACACTAGGATCACTCTTGTCAAAAGATCCGACATTCCTGGGATTTTCATAATGATCTATTACTTGTTGAGAATAAGACATTATAATACAATCGGCAACCAGAGCCATATTCCTTGACTCATTAGTAACGCTGACAATGCACCAACTACAATACTTGCAACGTAGAGTGCAGGAGCAACAGCTAATATACTAGCTGATAATAGAACGATAGAAATCTGAAAACCAGAACCTGCAAACGTCATCCAGGGGCCTGATTTACGAATTTCATCGCGCTCGGCTTCTAATGCTCTGGCTTTAGCAAATAATTCCTTCTTACCTTCACCAGTAGCTGGTTCAGATTCGTAACGATTAATTTTAGCAGTTAATTTATCTGCTTTTTCAAATTGTTTTCTTTCAACAGCATCGTCTCTAGCCATTTCAGCCAGGGTCTGCTTAATAGACTTAGCCTGATAAAAGGCCCAGGTATCGTTGGCTTTAATAGTATTGTTTAATACCTTAGAACTATTGCCAGAAGCAATATAGGTATTAATGGCCAGAAGTGCAGCAAGTACGGTAATAAGCCACCCGGCTTTGTCTTTGATCTGAGCTTCACGTTCACTCCTACTTAAAGGTTTCTTTTCTTCTGCCATATGTACTCCTTATTTTTTAGCAATCATTGCTTGAATTTTTTCTTGCATCATTTTAGCCCAGAATGGTTGGGGGAAATTCCAACCAATAAATGCACCTACCGCTACCCAAAGTAAAATGTCTAACATAATTTTCTCCTTTAAAAATATTTATTAACCAGGTAGAAATCTACCTATCAAACCATTAACTAATCTGTCAGACAGGTCATCTGGAAGAAATTTAAGAAACCCTAAGAAGTATAATGCTACGCAGCCATATACAAATATCTTTAAACACATATCAAAAGTTTTTTGATATTCGTTCATCTTCCACACCTGTTACCTGTTTGACAAAATTGATGCAGTTCATAACCACCAATAAACAGTATGAATAAAATAAATGCACTTGCACCTAATATTACTGCCCACTCATTTAGCTCTGCTTCTTTTTGTTTACGTTTACGCTCTTGATCGTTAAACATTCTTAAATCATTGGCATCATCAGCATCCATTTCTGCTTGACGGGCTTTAATCTTGTTCCAGACATCAATCTTGCCTGTCTGCATAAACAACATCTTTAGTTCTTCTTCAAACGCTCTGGCCTGCTCTAAAGCCATTTCAATCTGAAGAGCGGTTCCCATGTTAGAACCTTTCTTAGACTTCTTAGCTTCCATTAAAGCTTTTGTGGCAGTGCTCTTAGCATCAAACATTTTACCGATCATAGGAGCAAGGGATCCCAGATCGTTAGCTACTTTACTAGCTTTCTTAACCATGCTTATTGCAGATTGTATACCTGCAAGTGCTGTCATTGGATCGATCATTTTTTCTTCTCCTCTTTGTCTTTTTTACGCCACTCCAAACAGACTACCTTTCGGTTATATACATCCCCGCTCCAAGTCCACCTGATACATTCAGGTGGTTTAATGTACATGTAGAGGGCTAGAGCGGTTCCAAACATTATTTGTTTGCCAGTGGGTTGTCGATTGCTTTTTGTATCTTACTATCAACTTCTTTTTTAAGTTGAACAACTTCACGTTCTATTTCTCTACGAGCATCCGCCATCTCTCTACGAATTACACTTGCCTCGTTACGAGCTTTTTCTAAGTCTTCACGAACTGCTTTACGCATCTCTCTCATTTCAGTTTCTGTTTCACGTTGAGCAGCCTTTACCCCACGTTCAACCTGTTCGGTAACAGTCTCATTACGGCGAAGATCATTCTTTAAATCTACTTTAATATCACGAGTATAATCGCTTGTCTTTTGACTGTTCTCTTCTATAACAGCTAAACGCTTATCGAAGCCAGAAAGATCTGGTGCTTCGTAAGAGGCAATCTTCTTCTTCATACCTTGATAGTCTTTGTATACTTCAAATGTACCATAAAGACCGCCAAGTGTAGAAGATACAATAGTAAATGCAACCATTAATTTTGCTGGGGTAAATTCATAACCACCAATACTGATAACAGTATCTTTTGAAGCGTACTTCTTTACTGCTGCTTCTGCTTCGTCAATCTTAGCGTTAACATTTTTAATTTCTTCTGCCATTTTACTTCCTTATTTGTATTGTTGGTCAACCATTTGTTGGTGTAATCTATCAGAACTCATTTGTCTTAATGCTCTGACGTTATCTACAGTTCTTTGATTTCTATAAATTTCTTTAGGTGCATAAAATGCAACATCTGGCATCATAACAAAATATTGTGCATAATTTGCAGGTTGTTTTGCAATTGACTCAATCGATACATTACCAGCTAATTCGTTATTTGCAACATTTTTCTTCACACTATCATTTTGTTGTGAATTATCGTTCATTTGAGGTACAAAGGGTCTTGACTCCATTGCTGAGTCAACTGCATTTTTAACTCCAAACTTTATACCCTCAAGCATGGGTAATTCCACTTGAGGTTGAATTGACTGTCTTGTAGGTGCGACTAAGCTATAAGATACTGTAGGGGTAGCCACAGATACATTAGTTTCTTGTCTGGTTGTATTTTGATAACTACTTTGTTGAGTTATTGTACCGGTAAAGTTTAAAGTACTTGACTGAGAACTAATACTGCTGTTAATAGATTGTTGTACTCTTGCAGTATTAGATGCATTACTTGATTGCTGACCTCCCTGTAAGGAAGCCATTGAACTTTGTGTTTGAGTAAATGATGCTTGGGAACTTGCTGTCTGTGTAGTGCTAGTTGACCCACCCCCTGCACTCATACTTTGTGATTGTTGATCCCCTGCAATCTTTTCAGCTTGTTGCTTGGCCGTTTCACCTGCAGAAAATGCTTGTGAGTCGGCAGATTGAACTACAGACTTTTCTAGTGCAGACGTCTTATCTTGATTAGAACTAATCATACTAAGAACAGAAGATAAAGAAACAGTAGTCTTAGATGACCCTGAAGAGTCGCTTACCTCACCAGCCTTTGCCTGTTGCCCCCCAGGCGCTGGTTGTTGAGCCGATGCTTGTTGCATTGGTCCAGGTGCAGGGGCTCCAGCTGGAGCAGGGCCGCTTTGTTGAGGTGGAGGTTGTGAGCCTTCAGGCGGAGGGGGGCTACCGGGAGGTGGAGGACTACCCGGGAGTGGCGGGGCTCCTGGTACCATTGCAACCATTTCAGGTGGAGGTGGAGGTGGCGCTGATACTGTAGCTTCTGTTGTAGTAGTCTTAGGAGCTAATTTAGCCAAAGCATCCAAATACCCTGGGCACGATGGACTACTGAATATATTTGTTGCACATGGGTCTACAGAATATTTTAAACTAAAACTAACATTATAGATCTCTGGTCCATAAGGTCCTGCCCACCCATTATTATCTCTACCTATAAAACCATACTGTACCTGCCCGATAGAAGGTACTGCAAGCGGTGTAGTAAATGTTTTAGAATAATCAAATTGAGTCCAATTAAATTTATAATTTAACGAAAATGCATCCCCGTATAATAAATTATTAGCACCTCTACCATTTGTGTTATCCCAAAATCGAACTAAAGCTGTCAAGCTATCTGTACCACCATTATCCCACCCGTTACCGTTTTTTGCCATAAATCCAAAGTTATAACCATTAACTTGAAGACCTGTTGATGAAGGTAGTAATGTGGAAATATGTTGCTGTTGATAGATGTATGATGATCCGTATGAGAAATTAATGTTACCACCTGGCCTTACAATTGGACTTGGTCCGCAATAACCAGGGTCGCCGTACGCCCAACATGTCAGTTGGTTTTGATAGACACCACCAACCCAAGGCGTAGGACCACCATAGGGAGTATCTTGAACGATATTCCCGGTGGTAGAGACTTGACCTGGTACTAGTGTCTGGGCTTTACTTAAAAGCGGCGTGAACGAGGACGCCAAGCAAAGAGCCAAAGCCAACGTTTTTAACAGTTTCATATTTGTCTTCTTTTGGTGGTTTTGGGATCTTATCTTTATTTTCTTCCCATGTGAGTTTAGCCTGCTCACCAATCTTACCTTCAATAGGACAAGGGGTACCAGCATTCATCATTGCGTTAAACACCCGTTCATCTTGACACATCACAGCAACAGCGGCTACTTTCATACCCATGTCATACAAGGTCTTAGATAACTTTAAACGCTCACAATTCATATCACGAACTGTACCACCTGATGAAACACCAAACACTTGCGTTTGAACTGATCCAGATGAACCTGTAGAGCATAGGTCATTGTTACCACCACTCATCATTGTAGGAGCAACCGCTGTTGGTGGAGGCTGAATGACTTTTTGTGTAATAACGGATTCGTTTTTATTAATATTAGTTACTTCACCAGAGTTAATGTTCTGGTTAATATTAGCATTCTGATTAACGTTATTATTTGTATTAACACTTTGTGATGTTGAAGTACTAATATTTCGATTAGTCATGTCACCTGTATTCACATTATTATTAGTGCTAGTAGAAGTATTGACGTTATTATTAGTTGATGTACTGACGTTGTTATTGTTATACGTCATCGTACCAGTATTTTCATTTTTATTAATATTGGTATTAGTTGAAGTACTTGTACTGACGTTATTATTATTAAACGTTTGAGTTCCGCTGTTAACATTGTTGTTAGTATTAACGTTAGTATTATTACTTGTAGAAGCAGAAGTATTCTGGTTAATGTTAGTCATTGTACCAGAATTGACGTTGTTATTATTATACGTCAGTGTACCGGAATTAACGTTGTTGTTATTAAACGTTTGAGTTCCGCTGTTAACATTGTTGTTAGTATTAACGTTAGTACTTGTACCGGTACTTACGTTATTATTATTGTTAGTATTTACAGAATTACTGTTAACTGTCGATGTGCTGGTTGCAGTACTGTTGCTATTAGCAGTACTATTACTATTTACGGTACTAACACTGTTAGAAGTGCTATTAGTATCAACCAGGGTTTTACTATCGTAAGTTCCTTGATTTATCAATGTTTGAGCTGGTACGTTGCCAAACAACATAACAAAAAGCGCTATTGCAGCGATCTTTTTGTAGAGCATTTTTTTTCCTTATTTTTTTCTTTCGATCATAATATAGGTAATACTCAAATTTACGGGCATTATTACGTTATTATTTATGACCGAATGAGCTTGCAACGTTTTGCAAGGTAATATATAATAAACAAATGCTCTTCTATACCAATATCTATACGCGCGGTGATTACGTGCATTTCCGTGGCTTTAAAGACGGAAAACGCGTAAATCAAAAGATTCCCTTTCAACCTACCCTTTATGTTCGTTCTGGTAAGCCGTCAGAATATAAATCGCTGGTGGGTGAAAATCTTGAAAAGATTAAGTTCAGTACGATTAAAGAGGCTCGTGCCTTTGTGGATCAATATAAAGAAGTAAGTAACTTTCCTATCTTCGGTAATAGAAGTTATGGTTATCAGTTCATCAGTAAGATGTTTCCTGATACGATTGAATTCGATATATCGTTGATGAAGATTGTAACTATCGATATTGAGACTACTACTGAATATGGTTTTCCTGAACCTAGGACCGCTCAAGAACAAGTCACGCTTATTTCTGTACAAGACTTTAATACTAAGGTAATTACTACGTTCGGTTGTGGTCCTTATCTAAGCAAGAAACCTAATTCCGTTTACGTTCAGTGTAAGGATGAATTTGATCTTCTACGCCAGTTTATCAACCACCATAAGTCTGATTATCCTGATGTGACGACTGGTTGGAATAGTCAGTTATTCGATATCGCCTACCTATCTTCTCGTATTATGAAAGTTCTGGGTGAGAAAGCTCTGAACGAATGCTCACCCTGGGGTTATATAAGGCAGTATGAAGTACCTACTGCGCGTGGACGTACCCAGTTAGCTTTTGAGTGGTGTGGTATCTCTATTCTTGACTTTATGGATCTCTATAAGAAGTTCTCTTATAAGATGGTTGAGAATTATAAACTAGATACTGTTGCGATGGAGGAGCTAGGGGAGCAGAAGTTAAAGAACCCTCATGCAACGTTTAAAGAGTTCTATACCAAGGACTGGGAACTGTTTGTAGACTATAATATTCGAGACGTAGAGTTAGTTGACCGTCTTGAAGATAAGATGCGAATCATTAACTTGATCTTGACTATGGCTTATGATGCTAAGTGTAACTATACTGATATCTTTTCATCTGTAAGAACCTGGGACTGTATTTTATATAATAAGCTGTTAAGAAATAATATCATCGTTCATAACCCGCCAGGTGTTGACCCAGCTATGGATCGAACTATTATGGGTGCGTATGTTAAGGAACCTAAGCCGACTCAATATGATTGGGTAGTATCTTTTGACGCTACCTCTCTTTACCCCTCCATTATTATGTCTTGGAACATGTCACCGGAGACTCTGGTAGACGGTCAGAAGTTTTTAGCTGATGACGAGAAAAGTATTCAGCGGTTAATTAACGGTGAAGTTAATACTTCTGAGATACATAAGAATGATTGGTCTATGACCGCTAATGGTCAATGCTTTACCCGTAAGAAGAAAGGTATCTTCCCGGAGTTGATTGACTTCTATTTTACTTCTCGTCAAGTAGCTAAGAAGGAAATGCTTGCAGCTCAAAGTAAGTACGAAGAGACGAAAGATAAGAAGTACCTTGGTCTGATATCTAGTCTTAACTCAAAGCAGATGGCTGCTAAGATCTTGATGAACTCTCTTTACGGTGCAATGGGTAACGTTCACTTTAGATTCTATGATATTAGAATTGCTGAAGGTATTACGATGACCGGTCAGCTACTGATACGCTCGGTGGCTAAAAAACTAAACGAGTTTGTTAATAAGGAAGTAGGAACAAAGGATGTTGATTATTCTTTTTACTCTGATACCGATTCTACCTATATTACTCTTGGTGCTCTTGTTGAGAAGAATCTTAAAGACAAAGACAAGCATACAATCGTCGACGTACTCGACAAGTATTGTGCAACTCAAATTGAACCGACGATTAATGATGCTTGCGAGTCTCTCTCGGATTATTTAAATATTTACCAGCGTAAGATTAAATTCAAGCGTGAGATTATTGCCGATAGGGGTATCTGGATTGCTAAGAAACGATATGCTGTAAATGTTTATAACTCCGAAGGTGTTGCTTACGATCCACCTAAGTTAAAAGTACTGGGTATGGAGATTGTTAGGTCGTCTACCCCTGCCCCGGTTCGTAAGGCGCTTAAGGAAGCTGTATCGATTGCACTTACTAAAGACGAAATGACGTTAAGGCAATTTGTAGCTAATCTAGAGGTGGCGTGGCATAACCTAGACCCAGAAGATATTGCATTCCCTCGAGGTGTTAACGGTATCAAGGAGTACGCTGACTCAAATGGTATCTTTAGGAAGGGTACCCCTATTCATGTGAGAGGGGCGTTGATATATAATCATCTGGTCACAAGTAAGGGACTGGAGAAGAAGTATCAACTGATTCAAGAGGGTGATAAGATTAAGTTCTTGTATCTTCGTGAACCTAATCCCCTTGGTACTCACGTCATTACATTTGCAGGTGAAGTTCCTCCTGAATTTAAAATACGTGAGTATATTGATTATGATAAAATGTTTGAGAAGTCTTTTCTCGAACCCCTTAACTCTTTACTCAGCTGTATTGGCTGGCAAGTTAAAGAAACCGCATCACTAGAAGGATTATTCGGATGAAAAAGTATATTGCAATTCTCTCGCTACTGTTAGTTACCCAGGCATTTGCTCAAAAGATGCCTAAGAACTCAGCTACCTACGATACACAAGTCTTACGCGTAAGTGATGGAGATACCATTGTTATTGCAGCACCATTCTTACCTGCACCACTTAAACCAGAACTAGCAGTTCGTATCTTCGGGGTTGATACACCGGAAAAGGGACACAGGGCTCAGTGTCCACAAGAGGATCAAAGAGCACAATTAGCCAGTAAATGGACCTCTCAGTTAATCGCCCAAGGCGGTAAGATACAAGTTACATTGTACGCATGGGACAAATTTGGTGGTAGGGTACTTGGAGATATCTTAGTTAACGGTCAGAGTGTTCGGGCAGGACTAATTCAAAACGGGTTAGCACGTGAATATTACGGTGACGCTAAGCAAAGCTGGTGCCAGTAATCGATTGATATTACGTCTGATCTATATTATAATAAGTGATCTATAAGGAACTACACTATGTCTATACTTGATAAAATTAAGAAGAACTCTACGATTAAGGATACGGCTATTCTAGCCGATTCGAAATTCTTTCAGAAGAAGGATATGATTCCTACTTCTATCCCTGCAATTAATATTGCATTGTCAGGTAAATTAGACGGAGGTCTAACGCCTGGTTTAACGATGTGGGCTGGACCTTCGAAGCACTTTAAGACTGCTTTCTCTTTGTTGATGGCGAAGTCGTATCTGGATAAGTATCCCGATGCGGCTTTACTCTTTTATGATTCTGAGTTCGGTACTCCTCAGTCATACTTTGACTCTTTCGGTATTGATTCTAAGCGCGTTATTCATACCCCTTTAACTAATATTGAGCAGTTAAAGTTCGATGTAATGACTCAGTTAGAAGGGGTCGAAAGAAGTGATCATCTGATTATTATTATTGACTCTATTGGTAACTTGGCATCTAAAAAAGAAGTCGAAGATGCTTTAGAAGGTAAGTCAGTAGCAGATATGTCACGAGCAAAGCAGATCAAGTCTTTGTTCCGTATGATTACCCCTCACCTGTCTCTTAAAGATATTCCTATGATTGTAGTTAACCATACTTACAAGACTATGGAATTGTATGCTAAAGATGTTGTAGGTGGTGGTACTGGTTCTTATTATGCTGCCGATAATATCTTTATCCTTGGTCGTCAGCAAGAAAAAGAAGGTACCGAGGTTGTAGGTTATAACTTTATTATTAACGTTGAGAAGTCTCGTTATGTAAGAGAGAAATCTAAGATCCCAGTTACCGTTCGTCATGATGGTGGTATCAGTCGTTGGTCTGGTTTACTGGATATGGCTTTAGAATCCGGTCACGTTATTAAACCTTCTAACGGTTGGTATTCTCGCGTTAATAAAGATACCGGTGAAGTAGAAGAGCAGAAGTTTAGATCAGTACAATGCGATACTAAGGAGTTCTGGTTACCTATTCTTCAGTCACCTTCATTCCAGGAATGGGTAAAGACCACCTATCAAGTTGCTAATGGTGCTATCTTGAGTGATGAGGATATTACCAAGGAGTATGCTGATGTTGAGGAATGATTTATTTAAACCTTGGTTCGTTGGTGAAAAAGATTGGGGCTTTGAAATTATCGATGGTGAGTTCAATGGCGTAACTGTACAGATTGAAAAGTTAGATTGGCCTGACGAAGGTAGCAACGAACTTGCTCTTGACTATCACGTAGTTCACAAGCCAGAATTAATAACCAATGAAGACATAAAGAGTGATACCTTCAAAGCAGTTGTTGAAGTAATTATAAATGATATTTTGAGAGAAGCAATTAATGAGTTCAAGCAGACTGGAAACAACGATTCTAAGGAATCTAGTCCACAATGAAGACTACATGCGAAAGGTTCTTCCGTTT